CCTTGGATGCGGGCGAACAATAATTTGTTTATCAGTATGTTGTCGCAAATCAGTTATGGTATCATATAACCATGAATTTGCATATTCTAGAGATGGCCATTGACCACTCATCTTGTGTTGGCATGCAATTAAAATTGGTTTGTCATTGTTTGTTTGATATGGCTGCAATCTTAATCCTAATGCATTGGCTCTTTTATCATCATTATTTGTAGGTCCAAAATAAGCTCCATAGTTTATGCCATTCAATCCCATCTTCCATGTGTGTCCCCTAAATAATCCGCCTACTTCTAAAATAATCAAAGGTTTTTTATTTGCTATTGCATTTAGATATATAGGTTTATTCTTCATCATTCTTCCATGCCAAAGAACACTCCAAATTACATCAATATCAGCAGACTTGTTTTCTATAATTTTATGTCCTAATTTTTGAACTCCTTTACTAAAGGATTCAAATATAGGTTTAGAGTTTAATGCTCCGTTTGCTGTCCATAAACCAAACTTCATGGTTAAATACCTTTATAACATTTAATAAAGAGTATTTATGAAAAAAATTTTAGTTGTAACAACTTTTAATAAAGATGGCTTAGATTTATACGGACAACGATTTTTAAATTCTTTTGCTCAAAATGTAGATAAAAAAATTAAATTGATCTGTTATGCAGAAAAATGCCAACCAGAAAACCCTAGTCCAAAAAATATTTTAATTCTAGATCAAGAAGAAGCATTGCCTGATCTAGTACAATTTAAAAAGACTTGGGGCGATGTTCCTATGGCAACTGGTACATGTCCATGGCCGCAGAAGCGTCCAAGGGATCATCATAAAACTTTTAAATGGGATGCTATAAGATTTTCTAATAAAGTTTATGCAGTGTTTGATGCATGTGAAAGAGCAGAAGAATGGTGCGTATGGATCGATGCCGATACTTATGTTCATAGTCCTTGGTCATATGATGAGTTTAGTTCTGTACTACCAGATAATGTATGGCTAACGTATGTAGGTAGAGGAAAAGGTTCGCAAACCTGGCCTGAATGTGGATTTTATGGTATGAAGGTTTCTGATGCAAAATGTAGGCAATTTGTTGCAAATTTTAAATACATGTATGAAAATGCTAATATAGGAATTTTTAAATTAGAAGAATGGCATGACAGTTATGTGTTTGGTCATGTCTTGGATAAATTTAAACAAATGTATGCAAACATGCATGATTACACCAAAGATATAAATTTACCTATTGCTCGAACAGGCGGAGGAGGACATCCATTAATCAATACAATATTAGGTAAATGGTTAGATCATATGAAGGGCGACAGGAAAAAATTAGGAAAAAGTAAAAAATCTGATCTTGTACAAAGTAGAAATGAATCGTATTGGAAAAATTAAAGATATTGTTTCATAAACTCCCATGCTGACCCATTTTGTAGTTCGTCAAATTTCCAATGGCACATACTGATTTTTTCAAGCCACCTTGTTCTGTCAAACAATATAGGTTGTTCTATTTGTTGTAATCTTTTGTTTGCAACTTCACCATACATGCTATTATCAATATTTGGGTCAATCTGAAAAACTGGTACGCCTTCGATTAGACTTGCTACTCCAGGACTACTATTAAATGTAACAGTTGCCCATGCTCTTCTTAAGTCATTTTCTAATTTAGATTCATTACTAAATTGTACAGTTGGAAAATACTGTTTCATACGAGAAGAAGTTTTTTTATCCCCGGGATGCCCTCTTACAATAATAGGTCGATCGGTATAAATTTTTAAAGTTGTTAGAACACTATCTAAGAAACTTTTCACTTGGGTACCATGCATACTCCAACCGTTATCTCTTTGCAAACATATAAGGATGTGGTTTCCTGTTTTCCTATAAGGTTTTACATCTATTTGTAAATCATGTTTAATTTGTTGCCATTTTTTCTTATCTATATCTTTGTCAAAATAAAATCCTGTACTTCTAAATATACCATCAAAGCTATAACGTAAATAATGATGTGGCGTATTTTCTTTATTTAGGTACAAAAACAAGTTACTATCTGCAATAAGTGTCTTAGCATTATTGAGTTTTTGCGTTTCTAAAACTTGCTTTCTCAATCTTAAATGAGGCATGTTCTTACTGCCTTCATGAACAAATCCTTGGATCATTGCTAGGTCACATGGGATGATATTGAAATTTTTTGCACAAATGCCAGTATCGCCTTTTAAGTTAACACCTTTGACAAAAAATTCTAAGCAAGCAGATTTTTCAAACTTATTATTTTTTATAGGAATACCGGACAGGTAACTAACTACTTTCATTGACAGTTGTCCATGCAAAGCCAGATTTCATTTCTGCTACTGTAAATTGACAGTATGCCAAATGCGCCATAAACCTATCCATTTCATCTTTGCTAGGTATGTTTAAGGATTCTATTTCTGCTAATCTAGTATTTGCAATATTGCTAGCTGCATTAGGTCCGAGAACAATAGCAGGTTTACCTTCCATTAATGCTTCTACTGCTGCAATACTATTATAAGTTACTAGACAATGAACATCATCTTGTAATGCTCCTTGGATAGATTTGGTAGTTATTCTTTCAGTCCTGTTAGGTTTTAAACGAATTTCAATTGGTCTATCTGTATGATTTTTTAGTTCTGCTTTTATTATTTTAACCCATTCTTCTGGGCTAGGTTGATCAAAAGTTTCCATTACTTTTATACTCGGAGGGCAAACTAATATTTTTTTACCAGTAGTAAATTTTTTATATTTGTAACCAAAATTCTTAGCTCTGTCCATAGGTCGATCAATTATTGGTCCTATATTTTGGAGAGCATTTTTGGTTACTCTATGAATAATTTTTGCTTTCCAATTGCCAAAATATCCAGTATCAACAGCATAAAATGTTCTATTACTTTCCCAGCACTTTTTAATTGCTTTTCTACTACCACCTCCTAAACCTCTTATAACTAATGGCACATTTGTTAGTTCTTCTCTATCCCAATTAGAAATATATCCTTGTGATCCTAATACAAAATTAACAAGGATAGGATCATAGCTTAACCCCTTTACATTATAGTTTATGCCGCCCTCGCTATCTATTGATACAACTTTACTACCCACGTTTGTCTTAATATCCTCAATAATTGCCTCTATATTAGTTGCCAAATAATAATTATTAGGATCTGCCCAATAATCTAGTAAATCAGAAAAGATTTTTTCTTTTTTTGCATCTAGAGAGTCAAACTTATTTATTTTGGTTTGCTTAGGTTTTTTTTGCTTTAATTTTCTTTCAGCTATGTACCAGTCTACTGCATAATCACATTTTTCATAATCTTTAAACCAAGGTCCTCCTTCAGTATAATGTAGTGCTTTTGGTACTCCATCTTTAGGGCTTTTATACCAACCTACTAACCAATTCCACTCATGGGAAATTTCTCCAATTTCATTATCTTTTAACCAAGAAAACCGATGTAAAAATTGTCCTGTGGTATCTGCATCATTAACAAATTCTCTTGTTAATATTTTGTTTTTAGGATGTCCGCAGTTCCATAAGACACAACTACTCCAATTTTTCCTAGGATATATACTTTGTCGTCTTTTATCCATCTTTATTTTTTTCTTTGGTTTGTAATCATGCTTTGCACACAACACAGCATAGTTATCTGCATTAATTGTATACTTAAATAATTCTTTTACATCATGTAAGAACAAAAAATCACAATCAATAAATAATGCCCATCCTTCAAAACCTGTCAGATACGGAACTAAAAATCTACTAAAAGTAAATTCTGTTGATCCTAAATGATCAATTTTTCTATAATAATGACCGTCTTTTCTTAATTCTTTTAAGTTTAAAGGTATAATTTCTACATCAAATTTTGCAGTTGTAGTTTCTATTATACTTTCTTCACAAACTTTATATGCAATATCTTCTCTAGAATCGTATCCAATAAAAATTTTATACATGCTCAATGTATTCTCCTAATATAACTCAGCATTATTAACAACAATTTTTTTTATAACAGATTTAGTACCGTGTGTAAATTTTACGCTGACACCATCTCCAGTTTTTAATTTTAAAATATTTCTTAATTTTTCTGTGTGACCAATTTCAACCCAATTAGGTCGTTTCTTATAATTAAAATCAGGAGGTTTTATAACTAATGCAGGTATGTCATTTATGTAACAATTTCCAATTTTAATTTTTTTACCTTGTAAATTTCCATCAGTGATAGTGTATTCAGAATGCCATTGAATGTCAGGCCTGTGGGTATCTAATAATACATTTAACGTCCCTGGATACAAAGAAGGCATATAATTCTTCATCCAAATATTTGAACCTCCTAAACCTTCTATTATTATTCCTCTAAGCGTTAAAATATTTATTTCTGACACCAAAGTGTAGACCTTTTCTTTTGTTTTGGATCATCATCGCTTGTTTCGCGTATTATGTCAACTTTTTTATAAAAATTTTTTAAAACTTCTATTTGTCTAATTTGTTCTGCTGGTTTTCCATTTGTCTCAAATAAACAATAATTACTATTTTGATGTACCCAAGCAATTAAATTTTCCCAATTTTTTATCCACATACATACTGATAAAAGAAAAATTACATCTATTGGGTTGTTTAAAAAATTTATAATAAAGTCAAAATTTTCATTATCTAAATCAAAAGTGTAAAAACTTAAATTATTGTAATTATGACTATTTGAAATTCGTGTAGCAACATTAATTAATTTAGGATTATAATCTATTCCAACACCCTCTTTTATTTTATTTTGTAGTTCAAAAAGCATTCCGCCTTGATTACAACCTATATCTAAAATTACTTTTTCTTGAAAATTGTAATTAAGATTTTCTAATCTATATAAAGGTTTTCGTTGTCCTAAAATTGTTTTTCCATGAATGTTTAAAGTGTGATAACCTGCATCATAATTTTGACCATTGTAAGTTTTATCACTGAGTGTTGTATAAGTTAATAAATTTTTTATCTTTGTAAAATTATCATCCATTAATCGAATGTCCTATCATTTGTCGTGTGTGAATATTTAGTTCTTTCAAATAATGACGTAGGATTTAACATTACTATACTTGGCACAGAATAATGTATTTTGCAATAAAGCAAGTTAGGTTGAATATCTGCTGGTAAGATGCCATATTTTTTTGTCGCCTCTATTAATAATCTTGCACCTGAAGGCTTAATAATATAACCAAATGCACCTCTAATATTATTATTATTAATGTACTTGAAAGGTCTAGTAAGTTTTGCTTTTTCTTTCTTTTCTTTTAATTCTTCTATGGAAAATGGTCTATGATCTTTTTCTACTTCTGTTAAGTAATCGTAATCAGGATGGTCTAGATATATATGTCTATTGTAGTCTAAATGAAGATAATGGCTAAATTTTGTCGTTACAAAATTTGGAAGGGGTTTTCTAAAAATTGCGTCATACTCTAAAATACCAATAGGAATTCTTTTCCTTAGGCATTTGTGCCATAAAAAATAATGCGAAAGGAAACATCCTAAAACTCCATTATGTTTTATTTTATATTTTCCTAACGGATTTATAAACAACTGTTCGTTTTTTATTATGTTGTTTATATTAGAATAGATACCTGGATACGGCTGTACAGGTATATTAAATTTTTTTGCAGATTCTAATGCTTCTTGTAAATAAACTTCTGATCTCTCGTCTCCTTGTTTATATATACAATGAAATATCATAAAGAAGCATCTTCCATTCCTGCTACTCGTAGCTTAACAATATTAGTAATTTGCCATTGTTTTTGATCAAGACCTTTTAATATTCCTAACCATTTATTCCTTAACAAAGCAAACTCATTTACTATTTTTTCAAAATCAACTACATCTAGCTCTCCGTCTACATACTTTTCAACGTCACGGCTTGACAATGCACGTTGATAGTTTTCTAAATATTTTTTAAAATAACTGCTACGTAATTTTCTTAGTTCAATGTTTAAATAATTTAATATAGCTTCTATTTCTTGCAACTGATTAAAACGATGTTCTACAATGCCTGGAAGTTCTGCAGCAAGCTTTTCTACATTACCTTTAACTTTACATTCGAGTTTTGCATCTCTTAATTCAGTTTCGAAATGCAGTATAGCATCTGGAATCTTTCCAATATCTCTTGCAACTTCACTATACCAACCCATTTATCCTTTCAATATTCTTCATCCTCGTCTATGTCTAAATAATAGGAAATTGCAATATCAAGAGTATTACAATTTCCTAATGAGTTTTTCAATGCATCGTCTGTTGTTCCAAAATCTGCAAGTAATTCTATAAAATGTTCTGCTGCAACTGTTAATTGTTTTTTATCACAATGTTCCCGAAACAGACTCCAAATCTCGACTATCTGTTGTTCCGTCATCCTCTATAATCTCCTCTTCCATAGATGGAGTATTTATATCTTTTTGTTTTTTAGGATAATCTTGCATTACCATGTCAAGTAGTTCGCCGGTCCAGTTTTTCCTATACTCTTTATGCTCTTTACCTTCACTATCGATATAACGTAATCTATTACCATCTTTGACAAGGTGACCTTGTTTTTCAAACAAGTCAACAAGACCGCTATATGGATTCATACCAGTTTCGTAAGGAATCTTTACTTGTACTCCTTCAAACGGTTTTGCATAACGTGTTTTCATTACCTTACAAGCTGCACGGATACCTTGCACTTCTGAAGTCTTATTACCGTCTTCATCTTCTTTTAGTTTAAGTTTTTTCATTGCAACTACAATACTACTTGCATAGATAAAACCTTGACCACCTGAAATCTTATCATCTGGATCAAACATGTCTTGGCTAGCATATGTATGATTAGTTGCTACAAGTCCTACGTTATGACTGCCGAACATGTTTACGCAATTCCTTACAAGAGCTGTAAGTGCTTTAGGTTTCCTACCCATATCACCTTTAAGATCGCCCTTGCCAAATTGATCAACATCAGTTGGTGTTAGTAACATACCTAAGCTGTCAATAACAAACAGTACTTTCGGTTTGTCTTCCCCTTCGAGATTTTTGTAATCATCAATAAAAACTGAGATAGTTTTAGCTACATCATCAATCATACTCATGTTAAGTTTTAGTAGCTTTTTTTCGCTTGTATCAACGTTTAAATTCCTAAGCCAGTCTTCGTCGAGTGCATTCTCACTGTCAATAAGCACGACAAAAATGTCTTGGTCTTGTGCTGCTTTTACAATGTTACCTGCACATATGTAACTCTTACCTGCACCAGACTCTCCTGCAAACACACTAACTTTGCCTAGTGGAATGCCTTTGTGAAAATCGCCTGAGATAAGATAGTTTAGTGCATAGTTGCCAGTTGATATCCAATCAGTTGGATCATTAAAACCGGCACTCATGCCTGTAATAGATTTTGTTAATTGTGTTCTAAATTTACTTGGATCAAATGCTTTTGCCATATTTGTGCCTTAAAAATTTGCTGCCGACAGCAGGATTCGAACCTGCAACCCACTGAATACAATACAATGCCTCTACCAATTGAGCTATATCGGCAAAATGTTGAGTACGAGACTCCTGAATGCAAGGAACATAATGTTCCTTGCTAGTAGTGTCTTAGTCTGCTTGTCTTGCTCGGATCATTGCAAGGATGTCTTTTGCGTTATCTCCACCTGTGGAAGTTTCTGCTACTACAGGCTCGCTTATTGTAACAGTTTCTTCTTTAGTTTCAACTATTGTAGTTGATTGAGTGGAACTCGAAGCATTAGGATCTCCAGTCATTGCAGACATGCCTGCTGGTCTAAAATATTGACCCCATTGATCGTTATCATACGCTTCACCGTCGACACTAGCTTCAAACATCTGCTGCATAATTTTAAGCTCAACATCAGTTGGTTTCTTAGGAAGGAAATCGCTTAAACTAAACAATCCAAATGAATTGATTGCATGCATTTCTTTATCATTTAGTGGACGCTCTCTACGTGCCCAATTACTTGTTGAGTAATCGGCAAATCCACCTTTTGATGTTTTGTTGAGTCGGAAGTCAATACCACTTGTATAGTCAGTTGGTAATTCTTCCATGTCTGGATCCATTAATGCTTGCTTAATGATTTGAAAGATTTGAGGTCCAATAATAAATCTACGGATAGGATTTTCCGGTACACTTTCTTCTTTCAACGGATCATCATTAACAAATCCTTGGAATAGATACGAACGCTTTTTCCAATATTTACGACCCAT